CATCTTCTTGGGCACCGTGACTTTCTTCGTCGCTTTCATTCCGAAACTCCTGCCGTTCAGCATCTCATACTACGACAACGGTGATGTTGCCAACTTGGCATTGGATGTTGGTCAAGGGATTTGAGATCGGCATCCAACCAAAAAGTCCAGTACTTCCGGGAACGCCGGTATCGGGGCGCGGATCCAGCAAGCTTTGCGGATCGTTTATAGGCGTGCGTCCCAGTTGCAACTGCGGTTGGTCTACGTCGTTGCAAACATCACATACAAGCAGACCAGTTTTGCGCTCGTCAAAAATCTGATCGTGTAGCTGATTCAGCCTGAACGCGAACCCGCAGCGGTCGCAGAGTCCTAACGCCCAGGGTGGGCGGATTGAGCTCTCGGTTGTCCCGCCGCCAACGCCGCCCATTTAGTTGGTTCCAACCCGGTAGCTGGACGACCTCGGGGTAATCGTCATCGGCGCTTTTTCGCGGTCCTCGTCAGCCGCGCGTTGCCACGCCTCTTCGTACTCAGCCTTCAATGTCTGGACGAGGTTAGGGTCGTCGCGGCGGCGTTTCTGCGCGATATAATACGATAAACCGGAAACGAATACCGGCAGGAAACGAAATGGAAAATCGCCGGTGTTGGTGAACGCGCCGGCATCCTCGATACGCCGAAGGACGTGGTACACCAACGTGAACGGGCCTGAATCTCCCGGCAACGGCCAGACATGCGCTGTCACGCCGTCAGTGCCGCGGTGGTAGTAGACCTCCACCGGGCGGCCAAGAATGTTAGGGTTGGTGCGGGTTGCTTGCGTGCTAATCGACACACGGTTCATATTGATGCGGCTGATCTGAGGGGTGGCTCCGTAAGGCGGAAGCTGCACAACCTGTTCGAGAACATCTACGATGTCAGCGCCCAACAAATACGAGCCTACGCCGTAAGTCAGCAGCTGCGTGCGTTCCTCGTAGGACCACATGTTCAGGCCACGATTCGCCCACTCCAGCATCATCAAATTGATGCTTCGGCGTGAGGATCTCATTGAATAGCCGTCGCGGACCTCTAGACCTACACGTTCCCAAGCTTCTTCGATAATTTCCGTCCAGTTCAACTGGAAGTCGGTGGTTCCGGACGTTGTCATGTCACTGGCTCACAAATATCGGGCTCATAGTTACCGCGTAGTCGGAACTTAGCACGATAGGCGAGCCAAGAACATCTACTCCTGAGGCGTAGCCGGACAGATCGACCGTCGTCGTCTCGTTATCGTCGCACCAGAAGATGCGCCCCCGTTGTGCACCGCGCGCCCAATCCACCGTGTAGAGTGGCGGCACCTGGCGGAAACGGAACAGATCAGCACCCTCGATAAAATTCGCCGTCACCTTGTAGGTCGCGCCGGCGGGCAGAACGATTTCCGGCACATCCAGATCGACAAGCGGTATCTGCGTTCCGAAATCCATCCCGTAGAAATGAGCTTCAGCCGCGCCGCCGATGTTGTTGGCGAGCAGCGAGCGCGCGACATAGGCGCATGCCTTGGTGTCGTCGAATACGCCGTTGTTCAGCCACCCGTATTCGGTGTTCCACAGCGGTAGATGTCCAGCCCCAGCGCGGATCATCGCCGCTTTTGTGGCATGCAGGCTGATGATCATCTGCTCAGGCGGAAGCGGGTACACGTAGTTGTGGTACGTGATGATGTCGGTGCGCTCGACGATCTCGGGCGTCAGGTATTCCAGCAGATAGGGCGCACCGCTGCTGATCGGCACGCCGCCCTCGCCGATCGAAGCACACGCGATCAGGCGGCCTCGGGGATGGAGCAAGTCCCACGCCGCGACGTGCAGCGCCTGCAACTGCTCGATGGTCCCTGACCACATGGGGGCGTAGTTCGGCTCGTTCCAGATTTCGTAGACCGGGAAGGCGAAGTTATCGTCTACCCACCGCAGGTAGGCCACCCAATCGTCGATGCTGTCAGGCGGCGAGTTGTTATAGGCCACGCCGGGCTCCGTGCCGGGGCCGATCTGACCACCAGTGGCCCACGCCGGCGCTTGTCCGGCGGTGTAGAGCATTTGCAGGTCGAGACCGGAATCTGCTGCGCGCTGCACGGTGCTGTCGATTGCCAGTCGATCAAACTGGCCTTTTACCGGCTCCAGCAGCCGCCACGTCAGTCCGTTGTTCCACAACCGGAAAGAGCCGTATCCGAGGTTGTGAAAAGGCGTCGTAGGCGTCGCGTAGATCGACGGCTTGTTGATGTGCATCCCGATGGAGGAGCGGCCGGCCATTAGATCAGCCGGATGATCGGCATCGGCACCTTCTGTTCGAACGACGGCACCACAGCCGGAGCAACCGCAGGCATCGATCCAGGATAGGCCGCTTCAAGGTAGAGGTTGGAGCGAAACGAGGGGAACTCCAAAAACACATCCATCGCGGGGAACCCGCCTACCGTGTTGGTGAGGTCTCCCGGCCCCGTCACCGACACCTGCGTCGCAACGTGCTTCAGCCATATCAGAACCCAGACCCAGCCATCCACGGGCGCGGCCGCGTCCCACGACACGGCTGCGCCTCCGCCTGTAGCAAGCGCCTTTTCGCCCAGATCGGCGATGAGGTTGGCGGGTCGAGCGTTGTTGTTCGAGTAGATGCCCGCGCGCGCCGCAGCGGCGGTCTGCGCCGTAACGAGCCACATGCGCACCTGTTCGAGCGTTGCCGGGCCGCTGATAAAGAACGGCCACGCCACGACATTGGCCTTCACCGAGGGCGTGCGCGTCGCGAGGCTCACCAGCCCTTCGGGGAAGAAGTAGTCGTACGGCGTGTAGCCGAAGCCGCGCGGCGGAAGGCTCGGATAATCGCTCACTGCGCCACCTCTTGCGAGTAGGTGACATTGAGCTTCGCACCAGCCGTGACTTGAATGAACTTGATCGCCGCGAACGTGCCGCGATACTCGAATGCGGTTCCTGCCCCAAGCAGCATGCCCACGCTGGCTGTCGGGTCCACGCCGTCATCGCGCCAGCGGACGTTCGCGCCCTCGGCCTGTATCAGCGCGACTGTGGTGGCCGCCGGGATCGAGCCGCTGACCGTAGGTAGCCCTCCGGCGGCGGCGAGGTCGGTGTCTTGCGCATACCCCAAAGGTGTCCACGATACGCCCACTCCTGGGGTGTACGAGTTCCCCGATTCATCGACTAACGTAACACCAAGAATACCTACGGTGTTGGTGCTGGTGCCGTTCGGGTTGGGAATGATCCAACCCAGAAGCCAGTCTTTAAGACCGATATTCGTGCCTGCCATGAGGCTTCCTTTCCGAGCAGAAAGAGCGACGGCCCGAGCAGGCCGCCGCTTTCAGACGTTACGCGGCAGCCGGAGTAGCCGAGGATTGGGTACCTCACAGGGCGCCGATAGACGATTGGTACGCTGTTATGCCGGAAAAGAAAAGGCCCGCCGGTAAGGGCGGGCCAAAGTGTTGCGCAGGTCAGGGAGGAGGGAAAACCTGCGCACTTCCATCTGCCGATCCAGAACGGGGGAGAACTGGAAGAGCACGCGGAGGATGCTACGGAGTTTGCGGTTCGTCAAGCCCGGCAGCTATGTCGTTGTTCGCGGTACCGGTCTGCAGCTGGGTCTCAAGGATGCGGGTCGCGCGCATCCGATCCATGGGCGGGTCTTTTAGATACGCTATAGCAGCCAACAAACTGGTCTCGCTATCTTCAAATAAGCCGAGTGCTCGGTTGCATTTCAAGCAGAGCAGCCCGCGCACTTTGCCGTTTGGTTTATGCTCGTGGTCTACCGCCAACGACAGAACTCGCTCCCACAACACCGCAGTTTCTTCGCGTCCACAAATAGCGCATTGGTGATTTTGAAATCTGGATAACTCCTGAACTTCCTCCAGCTTTAACCCTGCGAAGCGGCGGCGTAGTTCGCGTCGTTTGTACGCTTCGGGTTTTATCGCGCGATGGATACGAGAAGAGCGCGCTTGATAATCTTGATCGGATTCCCCCGGTTCGCGGGTAACTAACGGCAACTCCCATCGAAAATTACTCGGGCCAATAGGTTTGGACCTATCCGGACGGACCAATCGATGCTTGTCTGAAGGCTGTTCGCCAACATCTGCGGCAAACCGAAGAAAGTCGGTCTGCCATTCGGGGGCACATTTGACCTGCCCTTTATGACTATGCAGGTAGTTCCATTGTTCTGCTAATGGGTGCTTGTTGATCTGCCCCCAACTATCGGGACGTGTCTGATTTGTGTGCCCATGTTTACGCATCCGTTGCGAATGCTTCTGGCACAACCCGTGGCTGACTGCACGGTTATTGCAGCCCTCCTCGGTGCATAGGGTAAACGTCCCTTTGCGAACGTAATCGGTGGTTCCGTTCCGTTGTAAGCGGCTATAACAAGTACCGCATAGCCCTTTCGACGCAATACGTCGTTCGCGTCCGCATACGGTGCAAACCCCTAATTTATAAGCCAAAAGGCCGTCTCCTTTTTATAAGAGACGGCCTTTATATGCTTTTGTATGGTTCGTGTCTAGTGGCTATTACGCCCCTGGACTTCCCCATATAGCCAAATAGTCACTGAATCCGAAGCTGTAGCGCTCGCGCTGGCGATACCGAATATTTCCGGTATCGAAGTCTCCATCGCTACTTTCGGAGACCGGAACACGGTTGAAATATTTGGCTCCTT